TGCCGGATCGAAGCGACACAGGCCTAGTTGATGGCGAAAAGTGGCACCTTACGATTATCGATCGCGACGACCATTTGAGCCTCTACAACGACATGATTTTGCACCCGGAAAAGGTAATCGCAATTCCGGATGCGGACGTTTTTCACGTTCCCGGGTTTGGCTTCGATGGCGTACAGGGTAAAAGCGTATTCGCGACAGCAGCCGAAAGCTTTGGCACTGGCCTAGCGGCAGAAAAGCAAGTCTTTTCGCTTGCGAAAAAGGGTTTCAGCGGATCGCTAATTCTAGAAGCACCGCCCGGAATGTTTCGCGACGAAGCCGACGCAAAAAAGTTTCTCGATTTTTTCCGCAATGCTCATGACGGCGAAGACAACGCAGGAAAAACTGCAATGTTACGCGAAGGCATTAAGGCGAATATGGTCGCGATGAACGGCCGCGACTCGCAATGGCTTGAACAGCGAAAGTTTCAACGACAGGACGTAATGTTATGGTTCGGGCTGGGGTCCATTCCCGGCGATGGCGATTCGCAAGGATACAACAGCCTCGAAGAGCACAATTTGGAATACCTTACGTCGTGCCTAGACAATTGGCTAACCAAGATCGAGCAAGAGGCGTGGACGAAGCTTCTCACCGAACGGCAGAAGGAGCGTTATACCCACGCATTCACTTTCGACCGCTCGGCATTGCTCAAAGCCGACATGAGCAAGACGGCAGACTTCGCAACGAAGATGGTCATGGGCCGGATCATGTCGCCAAACGAGATCCGCGTTAAGTACTTGGCGATGAATCCATACAATGGCGGCGACACGTATGACAATCCGGCGATCGATCCGCGATCAGACACGGAACAAGTACCTGGAGACAACGAGCCGGTCGGACCAAGTAATCGGCGGGTCATTTCGGAGCGTGTACAGCATCTGATCGGCGTTGAAGCCAAGCGAGTAAACGGCTATGCGGCCAATCCGAGCAAGTTTATCGGGTCGATCGATCGTTTCTATGGCTCCTGGCGTAATACCCTTGGCGACGTTGTCGAAGAGCTTGGCGGAGACAGAGCCATAGCGGCCGATTATTGCAAGGAATCGCATGAGACGCTGTTAGAGCTATCTGGTACAGTTGGGCCAGACGATTTAGCCGGTGCCGTTGCGGAGCTTGTAGCGACGTGGACGGGCCGCGCAGAGGCATTAGTTGAGGCGGTTTGCAATGGATGATTGGCAGGTCAGGACGGTTTACGAGCCCGCTAAGTGGCTTGACGAGCATCGTAGCGGCTGGCAGTTCGGCGAAAGCGGTTATCTAGCCGCTTTGGCGGAGCGGTTGGGCGTCAATCAGGCAATCGAAATTGGTGCAGGCGACGGCGGCCAAGATTTGCCGCTAACATTGCTGCCCCTTTACCAGAAAGGCATCCCAACAATTCTTTTTGAACAAGATGAACTTAGGCAGCAAGCACTAAAGCAGGTTTATCCCCTTGCCGACGTTCGTGGAGAATATAATTTTCCACCGTTAACAACAAATCGATTTGCTGGTGTTGTTGTCGACGTAGATTCAATAGACTTGGCAATAGCATGCGACGTCGCCGAAAGGGTGTTTCCTGCTTTTATTTGCGTTGAGCATTTCGATTTAGGTTTCGGATACGAAAGGCACGGAAGAATACCGTCATGGCTATGGGGAAAAGCCATTCAGCATGGCGGATTCATATTGCAAGCAACAATGAGTCAAATCAAAGAAAACCTTTCGCACAGTTATTTTAATTATGAACTCATCGCATTTTCTCGCGTCAATTCTATCTACGTTCGCCGCGACCTGTTGCCAGCCTTGGAGGGCTAAACAATGTACGAATTCGATAAAGACTCTGGGGAACTTTTCATTTATGACGTGATCGGCGAAGCGGTTTGGGGGATGATCGATTCCGCTACCGTCATTCGCGACCTGAAGGCACTTGGCAATCGACGGGCGACGATTCGCATCAACAGCCCGGGCGGGTCCGTAGATGAAGGGCGGGCCATTTACAACGCAATTAAGCGACATCCTGGCGGGGCGGACACGATCATCGATTCGGCAGCGTATTCGGCCGCCGGTTACATCGCGATGGCTGGCGAGCGTCGTTTGATCGCTAAAAACGGCATGTTGATGAATCACAACCCTTGGACGTTTACCTTCGGCAATTCGGAGCAATTGCGAAAGACGGCGGACGTTCTGGACAAGTACCGCGACACCCTCGTAGAGGCTTACGCGGAAGCTAGCGGCAAGGACAAAAAGAAAGTCATGGAGGAACTTGACGCCGAAACGTATTACACAGCGGAAGAGGCGTTGGCCGAAGGCTACGTAACCGAGATCGGCGACAGTGTGCTATCGGACGAATCGTGGCACCCGATGGCGTTAGCGATGCGGCAAGCAGCGATGGCCAAAAGCGATCGCATCAAGCCGCAAGCGGGTTCGCGGTTCAAATGCTCAAGACCGATGAAGGCAAGTTTTTTCAAAAAGTAGTTGACAACGCTCTGGCATTCGTTAGAGTGTTACCAAATCGTATTATCTGATTTGTGCGGGCAACTCGTTAGCGGCTCGGCAGGTCGGCGACTTAACCATCGCCACCCGCTCGGGCCGTTTGTCGTTTCTGGGCGGTGGCCTAACACCACTGACAGGAACGAAGCTATGCAATGGGACATCAAAGCCCTACGAGAGAAAATGGCCGATGTTGCGGCCAAATGCGAAGCGATTTTCGAAATCGCCAAAGCCGAAAACCGCGATCTAACCGCGGAAGAGTCGGCGGAAGTCGACAAGCTACAAGGCACCTCGGACAAGCCCGGCGAGATCCAGGCCTTGCAATCGCAGATCGCACGGGCCGAGCGATTTGACGCGATCAAAGCGGCCAACGTTGTGGCGAAGCTCGGCGGCCAGCTACCAAGAGGCAAAGAGGGTGCATCGAGCGATGAAGAGCTGCCGCGAATCAGAGTACCGGCAACCGCAAAGCGATCGACCGCACTCAAAAGTTTTAAGGGGCCAAACGCTACTGAAGACGCTTACCTAAGCGGTCAGTTTCTTTTGGCAACCGTTGCCGGATCCGAGCGGGCCAGGCAGTGGTGTCGTGATAACGGCATCAAAATGGCCCACAGTGGAGACAGCAACTCCGCTGGCGGCTACTTAGTGCCGGACGTATTCGAAAACACGCTCATCGACTTAAAGGAGTCTTTCGGTACTTTCCGACAATACTCCATGCAATGGCCAATGAGCGGCCCGGTTTCTCAAGTGCCCCGTCGACTTAGTGGGTTTACCACCTACTTTGTCGGCGAAAACGACACGATCACAGATAGCGAAATGTCTTTCGGTCAAATCAAGCTGAACGCGAAAAAACTTGCGGTTCTAACGCAACTTTCAAGCGAACTGAACGAAGACTCAATCATCTCGCTAGCCGACGTCGTGACTCGCGAAATGGCTTACGCTCTGGCGGTCAAAGAAGATTCCTGCGGATGGCTTGGTGACGGCACTTCGGCTTCCGGTGGAATCGTAGGCGTCAAAAACGCATTGGCCGCCGGGTCGATCATGACCGCCACCGGCATTACCACCTTTGCTAACGTGACGCTTGGAAACTTCGAAACTGTCGTTGGGATGTTGCCAGAGTTTCCTGGCATTAGCCCGGCGTGGTACATGAGCAAAACGGCATTCTATGCGACCGCTGGACGCTTGCAGAATGTAGCCGGTGGAAACAACACGGCCGACCTTGGAAATGGTCCGGTTCTTCAGTTTCTTGGCTATCCCGTGCGGTTTATTCAGACATTGCCAAAGGCGGCGGCATCTGCTGAGTTTATCGCCTATTTCGGCGATCTTGCGATGACCGCAACGATGGGCAGTCGTCGCGGTGTGGAGATTCGCAGCGATGCGTCTCTTGGCTTCGCGTCGGATTCGATTTACATCCGCTGTACTGAGCGATTCGACATCGTTGTGCACGAAACCGGGGACGCGACGAACGCCGGCCCGATGGTTGCGCTCAAGCTCGGATAAAAAACTAGTCCACTCGCCGCCTCGGGTGGACCCGGGTGCGGCCGGTGATGAGCCGGCCGCACTTTTTGAAAATCACACACACAATCAGGAAGCAAAAAGATGAAACAAGCACAATCCCAACAGCGATCCCTTTTGATTTCGCCACAGGTTTCGACGGCTACCGTATCGGCCGCCTTTGATACGCTTGGAGCCGACTATGCAACGATCCAAGTTGCGGTCGGCACTAGGGCAGCGGCGACGCAATCGTCTAGCGTAACTATTGCGATCACCGAAGCGGACGCAGCGACCGGAAGCTACACGACCTTCAATTCGGCGTTGTCGCAGGCGGTAGCAATCGGAACGTCTGCACAAGTCGCCGTCTTTCACGTCAATCTCGATGGAACGCGGAAGCGGTTCCTGCGAGTGCTAAGCACGCCCGGCACCGTCGCTACGGCTGACGCTGTTGGTATCGCGGCAATCGGCGTTCTGGATCCGGAGATCAGGCCAAGCGGCACGACCGGACAGGGCAACGTTGTCGTCGTGGCCTAAGTTTAAAAACCACCCGAGGCGCAAAGTGGAAACCAGAGAAGTAAAGATCACGGGCTGCATGACAGCCCCGCGGTACGTCAACTGTTTTTGCAGAAATGTTATCGACGCAGCATTTCGAAAAACAGGAATCCCGCTACAGGTTAGCGGCGGCGTGTTTTACGGGCAGTGTATGCAAAAAATGCTAGAGCAATCGATCGAGGCCGGCGTAGACGTCGCAGTTACAGTCGATGGCGATAGCGTATTTACCGCATCGGATTTAATGCAAATTGTGCAGACGTTGGTCAACACCGAAGCCGACGCGGTTTCGTGCTTTCAGGCAAGGCGGGGCGATGCGGTTGTACTGACCTCGCTACGCGATGGCAACAAGCTCGAAATCGGTAACGAGCCGATCAGAGTTGCGACAGCTCATTTCGGATTGACGGCAATCGATTTGCACAAGCTCAAGAACGTGCCGAAGCCATGGTTTATTTGCACGGCAGACGAACGCGGGGAGTTTGGCGACGGCCGAACGGATGACGACATTCATTTTTGGCGACAATGGGAAAGGGCTGGCAATTCGTTGTATTTGGATCCAAAAGTAAGAATCGGACACCTCGAAGAAATGATTGTGATTCACGACCCGGCGACGTTTGAGCCGAAGCACATCTACCCGAATCAATGGGTCAAGGAATGTTTGTAGAACTTAAAGCCGATTGGAGGCGTTTTTCTGCTGGGCATCGCCTCGACAGCGAAGTTATCGGCGGCGGCGTGGCGGATCTATTGTGTCGGATGAATTTGGCTGAGGTGGTGCAAAATGCAAACGCTAACGAACTTGCAAACGACAGAACCGGCAACGGGACCGAGCGTTCGCGTCACGATCAAGCCGACGAACGACCCAGTCACGATCGAAGAGGCGAAGCGTCAACTCAGCATCGCCGCAAGCGATGAGGCGCACGACGAGCGGCTAGCTGATTTGATCCAAGAGGCAACGGAGACTTGGGAAGCGGACACGCATACCAAGATGATTACGCAAACGATCGAGCATGTCCAAGAGCGATGGGAGCCGAACATACGGCTAAGCTTTCGGCCGCTTCAATCGGTTTCGTCGGTCAAGTATCGAGACAGTGCCGGAACGCTCCAGACGGTTTCGGCGAGTGATTATAAGCTTGACATTCCGAACGGGCTGGTCAGGTTTCGGCGACAGTACACGGTGCCGACTTATCAGGAAGAATGGGACGCATGGCAGATTGTTTACGTCGCCGGCTACGGAGCGAACACGACCGACGTTTCACAACTGGACCGCGGAGCAATCTTGATGCTTGTCGCCCATAAATTTGAGACGCCCGACATGCTTTACTCAACGGCGATTTATGACGATTCGCGATACGCCCAACTTGTTTACAAGCGAATGAGGGCTACGTATCCATGACCTACCGCCCGGGCAAAATGTTTCGCGTCGGTCAGATGCGTGATCGTGTTACCGTCAGCACGGAAGGCACGACACAAGACACGGCGGGGCAGCCGGTGGTGTCGCTTTCGTCTTGGCTTGTCGACGAGCCGGCAAGCTTTGAATCGACAGCAGGAGGCGAGACGACAAGAGGGCGACAAGTCGAAGCAGGGATCAACGCGGTATTTACGGTGCGGTATCGATCGGGCTACACGACTCGAATGCAGATAACTCGAAGCGGTCAACGATATGGAATCGTCCACGTCGTGCCGGTCGAAGGCAAGAACAGATATTTAGAGCTTCATTGCAAGGCGGTGGCGTGATGGTTGCAATCAAAGGCACGAAAAAAGCATCGGTCGGGTTAACTGTCCTGAACGACAAGGAGGTTCAGGATTTGTTTAAAAAGCTTGACACACAAGTCAGGTACACCGTTTGCGACAAGGCTATGAGGTCAGCGGCAAGGCCAGTGCTAACAAAGATGCTCATGCTTGTGCCCGATAGCAGGTCAACCAATTCACGCAATCTACAGAGCCAAAGAACGCGGCAGCGATGGAGCGGCAGTAAGCCATTACACACAACCATCATGACCGTTGTCCGAAGGTTTCGAACCGGAGCAAAAGCAATCGTGGGTCCGTCCTGGAGCGATGGCGGCGGGCATGGCAACTTATTCAGCAAGGACCACGCAAGGGCGGTTTACTGGGGACGCGACGCGGTGCAAGCCTCCAAGCGATCGAGAACCGTCAATCAATTCGTAAAGCGATCGGCAGACGAAGCAAGCGGAGCGGCTAAGTCGGCGGCGATTCGCGTTATCAAGGAATACTTGGACAATCCGCAAGGCAGCGGATTACTTAAATAATGGCAGACATCGGAACAACCGTCAGAACCTTCATTGCGGCAAAGACCGGCGTAGCCGCTTTGGTTGGTACGCGGATTTATCCGGACGTACTTCCGCAAGCCTACAGGGTTTCGAGCGGCGGGGCGTTGACGTACGTGGTTGTCAGCACGCTACACGACACGAAGCTAAACGGCCTAGCTGGCGTCGCTCGATGCCGGATTGAGTTCACCGCTTACGCATCGACACGAGCCGGAGCAAACGCGATAGCCGAAGCAATTAGAACTTGCGGACTGGTGGGTCATTTAGGGGCGATGGGTACGATGCAGATTCTTTCGGTGAACATCGACAGCGGCAATCAGTCGCTAGATGAACTGCCAACGGACGGCGGACAGGAACACCGCTATCTGACGATTTTCGATTACCTAATCACCTACACGGAGAGCGTATAAATGACGCAGCGATTTCAGACCGGCAACTCGGCAACCTTGACTCTGTCCGGCACCCTAACGACCGGCGTTACCACGGCATGGGTAGGCGATATCGTCTCGATCAACCCAGGCTCATGGGAGTTGGGTGAGCGCAACGTTAGCGTTCTTGCCGACACAGGATTTCATCGGATGGATCCGGCAGACTTGGCGACGCCGAACGAGATCAGCGGAACGATCTTCTTTCGGCCGACGCTTGGGATCCCCTCTCTTGCTGGTAGCGTTTCAACTGCGACGATCACTTTTCCGCAAGTGTCGACGGCTACAAGCGGCGTCACTCGGGCTACGCTTGCTGGCCAAGCGTTTTTCAAAACGTTTCAATTTCCGACGCTTGAAAACGATAACACCATGTCGGCGGAGTTTACGCTTCGCATGACCGGTGCGTCGCTTGCGTTCACTGCCGAGGCGTAATCGTGGCCGAAGAAATCGAAATTGAATTGACTGACCATATCGGCACCGGCCTACGCGGTGAGCGTGTTGACCATGGTCAGTGGATTGTGAGGGCAGACGGTCAGCAAATTGGCTATTTGCCGAAGTGTGAAAATGCTTGGCTTGCGTGTATTGTGTCGATGGATGAGGCCCAACAGGCCGAGGTCATGGCCGCAGTCGAACGCAAGCTAGGCGGGAATATCCGAGGCGTTTCTTCGTTGCCGCCGGTTCGAGAGCAAGAGCTTCTTGACGGCGATGAAGATGATGAAATTGAAGACGAGTGGAGCTAATGGCAATCAGCAAAGAGCAACTGAAAAAGCGGTTCGAGCGTAAAACCAAAACGGTAACGGTAGAGGGCGACGAGCTTACGCTACGGATGCCGTCGCCGCTGGAGTGGTCGCGTTATCAATCGTCACTGATCGACCCGAAGACCGGCAAGGGCGATCTAAGTCGCTTGGGCGTCGCCCAAATGATGCTTGTGGCGTCGATGCTCGTTGGCGATGACGGCAAGCCGCTTGTCGATAACTACGCGGAGCTAGACGGCCTCGACGCTGCTTATTACGAGCAGTTGAAGGACGATTGCATAAGCTTCGCGACAGGCGGGAAGTTTGACCAAGAGGCGAAAAAAGTATTGGGGGAGTCAGAAGAAACCCCAAGCTAGTTCTGGCTTGTCGGGTTTGTTTAAAGATAGGCTGCGACGATCCAGAGGCGTGGTTGGATCGGATCAGCCATAGAACGCTTGCGATATGGGAAGCATATTACAAAATCGAGCCATTCGGCAACGATTGGCAGCAGACGGCGGCAGTGCTTTCGATGTTGAGCGTTCAGCAGTCGATGACCGCAGCGACCGCGGGCCAGAAGATGACGGCACTTTCGCCAATCGACTTTTTGCCTAGTGATTCGCTGCCGTGGATTAAGCGATCTCGCCACGTTCAAAAAACTGGCGGGATCCGTGACGGGAAGTTGCAAACGAAGTACATCCTTCAGAGTTTCGGATTTAACGCATGACAACGATTGCCGCGCTAAATGTCCGACTGGGAATGGATGCGAGCAATTTTTCGCAAGGCACGACGCTTGCAAGAAATGAAGTTGCAAAAGTTGTGCAGATCATGAATCAATCAATCCCGGCACATATCAAGATGCGTCGGGAGCTTGATTTGCTCGAAAAGTCTTTTAGCGAATCGGGAAAGAAAACCGCGACATACGCAAACGCGGTTCAATCTGTTACCGACAAGTACGCTCCATTTACAAAGAAAACACAGGAGGCAAAAAAGGCCGCCGAAGAACTGGACCGAGTGCAGCGCGAAGCCGTCGCGCACATGGTGCAAGACATGCAAATGGTTCAGAGGGCGACCGCACAAGCTAGTGCGATTATTCGCCAAAACGAGACCCAACGCGATAAGCTTATTCGGCAGAGCCGTGAATTGTCGCAATCGTTCAAGGATGGGCGAATCTCAAGCGATCAATATAACAAGGCGCTTGCGTCGCTTAACGCTCAACTTGCAAACACAGAAAAGCGAACAAGCGGGGCCCTAACTTACGTCAAGCAATTGGCAGCGGCTTGGCTTGGTTTTCAGACGGCGAAAAGCGTAATAAAGATCGCATCTGATATTGAAAACGCTTCGGTTCAATTTGAGGTTTTAACCGGATCCGCTCAAGCCGCTCAAAACATCTTAGCGGATATGCGGACATTCGCCGCCGCTTCTCCGCTTTCGCTTTCTGCCGTTCAAAAGTCTGCCCAAGTGTTGATGAGCTTTGGGACGGCTACCGATCAGGTCATGAACAAAGTGCGATTGCTTGGCGACATTACAGGCGGCAATCAGTTCCGCTTTGAAATGCTTTCGCTTGCATACGCTCAAGCTTCGGCGGCTGGTCGCTTGATGGGTCAAGACCTGTTGCAGATGGTCAACGCTGGTTTTAATCCGCTGCTTGAAATCAGCGACATGACCGGCGAGTCGATGCTAGAACTCAAAAAGAGAATGGAGGCTGGCGAGATATCAATTCAGATGGTCGATGCGGCAATGGCACGGGCGACTGGGCAAGGCGGCCGATTCGCTGGCATGACCGACAAGATGAGCAAGACCGCAAGCGGTGCCTATTCGCAAATGCTTTCGGCTGTTCAGGAGCTAGCCGGAACAATTGGCGAAGACTTCCTGCCCTATCTTGCCGCAACCGCAAACGCAATCGAAAAGATCGTCCGAAGCATCATGGCGTTTTATAGCGGCATGACGGCCACGCAAAAATCTATCTTGGCTGGCGTCGTAACGTTTGGGGCTCTTGCCGTTGGCATTCGCGTAGCAAGTGCAGCGATGGCCGCGTTTACGATCGCGACAAAATCGGCGGCTATCGGTCAGGCGATCCTCCTGTCGTTATCAGGCCCCAAAGGGTGGGCATTGCTTGCAGCGGGTGCGGTGGCCGCTGGCGTCGCCATCTACGGCATCTACAAAGCTTACAATCAGGTCAACGAAGCGGCCAAGCAGACCGAAGAACAAGCCCAAGTTATGAAAGGCACGTTCGCGAGCTTGGCAGCGTCCGTCGACTCTGCCATCTCCGCATCCATCGACTCAGACCGAAGACGGAAAAAAGAGTTCAACGACTCGCTAGCCGCACTAGGTGCTTACTCCGAAGCAATGGCAGGGCTTCAACAGGAAATCATCAAGCTCAAGTACACCGAAGATGAGTTGTACGAAATTCGCTTGAGATCACAGGGGCTGAATGACGTTCAGGTCGCACAGGTGAAAGTGCTTCGCGATCAAGTAAAAGAACTGGAGCGAAAGAAGCAACTAGGCGAAGAGTTTGCTAAGAGCCAAGAAGACGCATTGGCAGCGGCAAAGCAGTTTTTCGACGCAGAGAAGCGAGCCGAGGAAGAGAGGCGACAACGGGCCATCCAAGGCCCTGGAACAGCCGAAGTTGGATCATCAGAGGCAGCGAAGATAATCGCCGAAGCTTTCAATCGGCAGCAACAAGAACGGGCAGGCAGGCCCAAGGAGCCCGGGCAAAAGGAGTTCATTGCCAAAGCTCAAGAGCTACTAGTTGCCGAGGCGGAAAACCGCAAAAAGCAGGAAGAGCTTATGCGAGCGATGAAGAAAGCGACAGAAACAATGCTTGACACACGGGCCAAACTTTTTAGGAACTAACGAATGGCAGACGTCAGCGGCATAACGGCGATCAGACCGACATCAAACACAATCTTTCGGAACGTGCTGTGCGGTGCAACGGTATCGATCGGGCAGACACTTGTTTACTCAACAGATAAATACGTTCTGGCGGACGCGAACGCATCGGCGGCATTAGCAGCGGCTGAGGGCATCGCGTTCAATCCAAGCGTCAATAATGGATATGTGGTGATCATTGTTGGCGGCTCAATCATCCTGGTCGGCGCTACGCTAGCGGTCGGCAAGACGTACGTGGTCAGCGACACAGCCGGAGGCATTATGCCGATTGACGATTTATCAAGCGGCGACTACTCGACGATCCTTGGCACGGCATCGACCACGACACAACTCGACCTCAACATTCGAGCAAGCGGGGTGCAAGTACCTTGACGCATCAACTAGTCGGCGAAGCAAGGGAAGGCGGCTTTTCGGTGCGATCGTCTAACGGCGTGCCGGTACTCGAAGAGACTTACGTTTATCGAGTCAAAGCAGACTCGAAGAACGCAAGCCGATTGAGCGTTTCATACACGCCAGGGCTGCCGATCGTCAATCAAACGCTATCGGCTTTTGGGCTCTGTACTTGTCGAAGCAAGGACGCACAACGCGACCCCATCAATCCTATTTACTGGGACGTCACTTGTGAGTTTTCAAGCGAGGTAGAAGAGAACCAAGACAAGAAAGAGGGAACCGAGTTTGGAGTATCGCCGGTTGAGTGGATCCCGATTTACGAAACGAGGTTCGAGCGGCTACAGGAAATTGTCAACGTTGACGCAAGCGGAACCCCGATTGTCAACTCGAAGAATGAGATGTTCCCCGATGGCATAAGTCGCGGGCGATTCATTCCGATTTGGTCGTTTTTTCAATTTGAACCGGCGACCGTTACGGATGAGCAAATCATTGATCGGAACGAAGTTGTGAACGCGGCAGCATTTCGCGGCAAAGCGATTAAAACGATGCTTTGCACGATCGTCAAAAGCAACATCGGATTTTATTACGGGCAAAAGCTTCGGTTTACGCATTACGAATTGCGGTACAACGTGCGGACGTGGCAACACAAGCGACTCGACATGGGCAGCGATGGCAAGCCGCTAAACGGCACAGGCGGAGCAGCAACCGGAGCCCCCGCGGTGTTGTCGTTTGATCAATTCCCGACGTCTAACTTCTCGTTTTTGAGGCTTCGCGGTGGCTGACGTATATGGATTTAACGCGGCGGACTCGGAAGCCCTAATCAGCATGATCGGCACCGGCGACAGCGTGCGACGATTGGGTGGCGGCGGTGGTGGCGGTGCAACGCTCTACCGCTTTGAGACGACCGCGGCATACACGTCAGGCACCAGCGTATCGGCGACGATCAAGACCATGGCGGGCACGACCTTCGCCAGCGGTGCGACGCTGAAAGATCCCGAAGCGATCTTTATGGGCATGGCGTCCGGCACGAAGGGTTATTGCATTGAACAAGGCGGCGAATACTTCGCAATTCAGGCCGCGTGCAATGCCGAAGAGGGCTATGTCTAATGGCCAAGCGATGGTTCGGTCCGCGGCCGACTCTCGGGTCATTTACGAGCACAACGCGGCATGGTTCATGCGGCTGTTGTCAATGCGGCGGGCTCAACAACGGGACCAACGTTTTCGACACGCCAGCAGGCGTTCGCGAAATGGTCAACTACTCTGCTTACCGAGATGGCTTGCGGGCAAAGCTTGTTATCTCTGGCGTTCAAGATGCACACTCAATTGAGTTGAGCGGCTACTATACTGACATAACCGGCATGAGCGGGCTAAACGGCACGTGGTATCTATCGGTGATCCGAACGCAGTACGGTTGTATCTGGACGGCAGACGATTCCGAGCTTGTCGAGATCAGTTACAACATTTATCAAAACACGATTCCTTACGATTACACGTACACGCTAAACGCGAATATCGAAGCGAAATCGGCACGACCGACGAACGCGATTGAAGCGAATTTTTTTGCATTGTTGTCGCTTGGCTTAGTGCTTGACCTCGGGGCGTTCAATCCTGGGGCGTTATCGCCACCGCCAGCAGGCGACCTTCACCCCGTTTTGGGGATCGAGTTCGTGCCGACGTCGGCACAATACGGAGAAGCTACCGACGTCGGCGTCACGTACAACACAAGCCGAATCGGCTGGGACGGGCCAAGAGTTGCGGACACTATCAGCGGCAATCTACGATTTTACAAATCGGTATTCGGTGCTTGGGGTGACGTGACGGATTACAGCGATCCCGATTGGGTTGGGATCGATGATTTCTACGATACCGCGACGGACGAGTTTAAAACCGCTGGCACATTCACTGCGGAAATCGAGCGGCTATGATTTATTTCCGTTGCCCATCGTGCAAAAAAGGCGGCTACGTCGAAGGCCCGAAGGTGCGTTGTAGTTGCGGCCAGATGTGCAGCGGCGACGAGTTGGCAGCCGCTTGTGACAAGGCAACTATCCAATTTTCCCGGACAGTTGAGCTTCCTTGCATTTATCGCGGCAAAGAGATCCGCAAAATCGATTGCGGCTGCGAAGGAAACGCAATGCTGTACCATTGCGAGCGGCACGAACGGTGCTTGATTCGTCCCTTGCTCAAGAGCACTTACCGCGGCCAGACTTGCGAAGGGTGCAGTGATCGCGTCGACGTTGGATCGTGTACCGAGATCGTGACCTACCATTTCAACCCGCATGATCGAGAGCGATTGCGGGCCAACTACGCCCATTGGTCGGCAAAGCTTGGGCGTCGTCACACATGCTACGAAGTCGGTAACCGCGGCCAAGAGATCGCAGGATCGATTTACTTGCGATCCGATCAAGCGATTTGGCAAAAAGAAAGGCTCATCAATCTTGCACTGGCGAGCGTCGGTCCGCATGTTCGTTACTTCGCGTGGATCGATCACGATTTGCTCTTCGAGCGGCCAGACTGGCTAGAGATCGGAACCGACCTAATCAACCGCGGTGCCGATTGCGTCCAGTTATTCGACGTCGTGGCTTATTGCGATCGAGACGGCCGAAAGATCGAGGATCGAGCCGGTAGCGTGGCGTCGTGGCAACGCAGGGGCGTAATTGACAACACCGCACCGGGAGGGGCTTGGATCGCGTCTGTAGCGTGGTTGCGAAGCATCGGTGGTGTATACGATCGAAACATTTGCGGCGGCGGAGACGCTACGTTTTTCGAGGCCGTAACCGGTGCGCGAACGAACTACGTAGAGCGACAGACGCGGCACCTTCGAGACAATTGTCAGCAGTACGTCAGGCACGTAAATGGTGCTTCCGTCGCTTTCGTGCCTGGAACCGTCCGACACTTGTGGCACGGCGACCGAGAACACCGGCAGTACGTGAGCCGTGACGAGATTTTGCAGCGGCACGACTTCGACCCGCAGCGGGATTTGACGCTTGCCGATTCTGGCCTCTATGAGCTTCGCGACCCGTTCGGACAACTAGCGGCGGACATTCGGCAGTATTTTGCCGACCGTCGCGACGACGGCTAGAATACCAGCATGAACAAAACAAACGGGCCAGCACCGCCGCGACCAAAAGGGCTTCCGACATCACCGCCACCACCGAACCCGCCGCCTCCGCCGTGGTGGGTCCGCAAACGTCGCGACGACGGCTAGCCATTTCGCGAGCGTCCGAAACTACTGAACAAGCGATCCAAAACTATTTCCCGAAAAATTGTCCGATTGGGCATTTCTTGTATCGACAATGCGGCGGGGTGTCGATTATGATTTGGGAGTCAGGCAGTTAACCCCAAACAACAAAACGCAAAAATGACTATCCAGACCCAAGCCGTTCAAAACCTGATCAACGCCATCGAAACCGCCCTCAAAGCGTCATGTGTCAGTTATCCGGAAA